CTGTCTTTCTTGAGCACCTAAACGAGAACGAGATCCCCCAAAAGCGCCTGATGTAACTTCAGCTGCGTCACTAGCAATATCTCTTTGTGCAGCAGCTTTTTCTAAATCTCTAATTGTTTGTTGTACAACTGCATCTTCGAACGGATTTTGAAAACGATCAATATCCGCAGTGTCGAATCCTGCGGTACTTGAACGCACTTGTCCTAACGCTTCTTGTAAATAAGGATCTTGAATATTTGTAGCGCGACGAGCAGCAGCTTCTGCTTGAGCTGCAGAAGATAATTCAGATTCTCTCCCTGCACGAACCCCTGTAAGAGCTTCTGTTGTTCCTGCTAATCCTTCAGCGCGAGCTTGAGTAAAAAACGGTGAGGCTTGATCTAAACCAGTACGAGCCTCTTGAGTACCTTGTAATATATTCGCAAGACCTGATTGATACCCTGCTTCACCACGACCACGAACCCCAGCTAAAGCATTGAGGAGACCTTGTTCAGCTTCACTAGCTTTATCAACACCTTCTCCAAGAAACTCAGACCCTTGACCGATACCTAATTTTGTATAGTCTTCGCCTTGTTGTAACGCACGAAGTAACTGGGCTTTCGCTTCTGAAGTTCCCCCCGCTAAAGTAGCTAGAGATTCTTCAGTTAATCCTGCACTACGCGCTAAAAAAGGAGCGAACGAACCAATTCCTTGATCCGCAAGTTGCATAGCGAGTTCTTCTCTGGGAGAAAACTCGGCAATTCGTTCACCTGTGTAAGTAAACGGAGAAGTATCTGCACCGCCAAGTTGTTGAAGTTGACTACGGTAATAATCTTCAACAGTTGGTAATAAACCTAACCGACTGCCTCCCCCTGTTAATAAATTATAAACAAGTTGATCGGGAGCCTGATAACTATATGCAGTTTCGTTAGCCATAACTATTTACCGAAATTAATTTTATCAAGGGTCGCGATTCCTTTATCGAAATCACCTCCCCCCATTCGTTTTACTGCCTCATGAGACATAACGTATTCTTTATCGCTCGCCCAAATAGGTACGAGATCTTCTTTCGGGCCTCCTGGCCCGTCTACTTCGCCACCTTCTAAAAAGAGCTTACGGCCTAATACAGAGCCTTCAGGCGGCTTTCCTCCCCCCGACATACCGATACGAGGAGTTGAGACTCGCGAAGGTTGGAAACGAGGTCTAGGAGCTGAAATTACTCTTTCTGTTTCGTCTTCGCCTATTGCTTCTTTCGCTAAAATACCACCGAGAGTCCCCGCGCTTTCGCCTAATTGTTTAGCAACTAAAGGATTTTCTTCTAAGTATTTTTTAAATTTATCTAATCGTGTTTCATCTGTATTAGCAATAGGAGAGTTTATCGCTTCGTCTAGTGCTGTTGGGTCTGCTTCCGTAAGACTACGGGGGGTAGTAGGAACCGTAGATTCTGGTATGGAGATCCCTGAAGGTATTGAAGTCTCTGTAGCAGTCTCTGTAGCAGTCTCTGCTCCCGTTGTAAGAAAGTCCTTTGCACTTTTTCCTAGTTCAGCTAACAATTCTGTAAAACCACCAAGAAACGCCTCTTTTGATTCTTGTTGTAAAGGTGCGTCTACTTCTTTACGGTATTGATCATTTATCGCTTCTACTAATCGACTTCCCCCAAGATTACCGATACCAGTATTAGCCCCGTATGTAGCGTATTTATTAAGAATATCTGTTGTAACGTCAGACGGAATACCAATCTCTTGATTTTGTTCTGCCATCTTACGAGCATTAGATTCAGGGTTCGCCATAGCACGAACTAAAGAAGTAGTCTGTTCGTCATCGAATAGTCTAGTCATGCAGTTTTCTTCTTGGCAGGTTTCTTTTTAGCTTTCCCACCTTTCATAATATCTTTATCTACAGTAGCTGCTTTACCACCAGTAAGTACAGAATTAACACGGGCCATAGCCCATTGGTGTTGAGAAGTTCCAGGACGATGCCCTGTTTTATATGCAGCTAACCCTCGTTTATAGACGCGAGCAAGTTGCCCAGCAGTAACTTTTTTACCTTTTTTACGCGCAGCTTCCGCTTTATTATCCAAAGCTTTTTTAGTTTTAGCTGAAAGACTCATGATTTTGTACCAAACCTCTCTCTAAAGCGCCGTGTATATTTAGACTCAACTGTTTTCCTACGCTTACCTTTTTTCTTATCTGTAGAAAATTTATAAGCAGAAGGGTCACTTAGAGACTTCTTTTTGTTTTTAGCTATTTCTTTCTTACGTTTTGCTTTTTCTTTCGCAGAAAGACCAGCTAAATACTTTGCGGGTACTTTAGGTTGTTTCTTAGTCTTTTTCATAACTACAAAGACACCCCAACGTTACCATTAGTAGCAACACTAACTACCCCGATACTCCCTGTTGCGCTAACACCAGAGGTGCTTGGCGTTGAAATATTCTGCCAAGAATTACCCAAATATACTTGAAGAACGTTCTCTGTAGTATTCCAAATAATATCCCCTTTTTCGAAAAACAACGTATCACGGTTAGCCGAAGTGTATTGAGGAGTACGATCAGGGTCAAAAGTACCGACGTTTAACTCTAACAGTCGCATAGCTCTGTTAAACGTAGGAGCTTCTACTGTATCTGAAGCAGCTTGAGGCAATCTTCCTGGAAGTATTCTTGCCATCAACGTCTACCGTTAGGCTGAACATCTAGCCTTGTTGCACCAATCCTAAAACCAACTCCTAACCTATCTACAGTTTCTGCATCGTCGTCAGATTCGAAACGAATAGCGGCTTGTCGACCCCTAGCTCTCGTATCTACTTTAGTAGTCGTAGCAGTAAACGAACTCGTTTGATCGGTAGTTAAAGAATCTCCTGGAAAATTACGCGCTTTTAAAACTAAATTTATTTTTTGTGTCCCAGAAGAATTACCTGTGAACTTAACGTCTGGGATAAATCGCCTAATAAATTGGAATTGTTCTCCATCTCCAATATCGAAATCAGCACTTTCAATAAAGACGTTGTTCATAGGAGAACCATCGTCATCGAACCCTGTTTCATGAGAGTAGAGAAGGTGAGTGCTGTTATCTTTCCCTGCTGCTCTAGGGAAAGCAACTAATCCTTCATCTAACCAAGCAGTTCTCGAAAGTTCTCCAATAGCCCAAGAATTTTCTACATAGTTATAAGAAACATATCTATCAATAACATTATTTTCACCTGAACAATAGAACCAGCCAACCTCGTCGAATTGTTTATTGACAAAACCAAACACTTGGAACGCTTGTTTTTCGTTAAGATTATCGAAAACGAAAGCATGAACAGTACAAGGGATTGGTTGTACTGAACCGTTATACATATAAAAGCCTTTTTTATCCATCCAAAAAATACCATTAGGCGTATTTACGGCGGCATTCGGCCCAATAAGACTAACCCCTTCATTTAATAAAATTAAACCAAAAGTATTGGGTGGCCCAATAAACTGTAAACTGTATAGAGCGACGTCAGTCCAAATTAAAGTTTCTTGTCTAGCCCTTAATCCCCCGATTATTTCTGAACCAGCGGAACAACGTAGCGAACCCGCAGTATTAGTAGCTAACGGTTCCCATTCAGCAGCGTTTTCTTGATCAGAAAACGCAACTAACAACGGGTCAATAGTTCCGCTTCGTGAACCTCCACTTATCGGATCTGCGCCTAAAACAATAACGTGTCTGTCAATATCTGACACTAAGACTTGTAATCCTTTAGTTGGAGCCTTATTAGCCCCAGCTAAAGAGGATAAAGCAACTGCTCGGGTGTTTAATCCGTTAGTTTTATCCCAGTAATAAATACTTCCTGCGCGAGGATTAGAAATTAAATCTTCACCAAAGTTATCCATTGACCACAGACGTAACTGGTTGGAGTCTCCTAATGAAGTTGTAGACCCCCATGTGCCAGACCCCCATGCTCCAACACTCCACCCTGTACCGTCTACGAAAACATCAAGACCAGAATTAATTTGATAAACACCTACAACACTACCGCCGCCGTTACCGCTGTCGCTACTATTAGCAGTAACCGTGGCTCCGTCAGTATCTTTAGCAACTATTGTAAAAGTATTAGCTGTAGGAACAGACACCACTTGATATTCTTGATTTAACACTGCAGCCGTAATATTACCACCGAGACTTGCTGCCCCAGAAAAAGTAACAAAATCCCCGTCTACCGCTCCGTGTCCAGAATCTGTAACGGTGAGAGTGCTTGAACCATCAGTCGCACCAAATGTAACATCCCCCGCTGAAGTAGTTGCACGAATCGGGGTAATATCGTTATAGCTAGTTCCTTCTTGGATATACAGTTTAAACCGTGTGCCAAGCCCTAGAAGTTTCGTACCGTCTAAATCTACCCAACCGTGAAGTTTCCTACCTGTTCCCTCGTAAGAGGTCTCAATGTACTTCTGCCACCCACCTATCTTCTCCGGCAACCCTTTACGAAAACGAACTAAATTAGAATCGAACCAACCGCCTTCAGCAGCGTAGTCAGTTCCTTCTTTATTGATCCCAGGATTAAATATGTATTTTTGAAGAGCCATTACTGATAATCTCCAGTGCGGATCATCTCAGTTACTTCTATGGCACGATTACCAACTTGCTGGCTCCAGCGACTATCCATAAACTCATCCGCTGCTATGTCAAATTGTTCTCGAGACATAGCTTCTAAGGCATTTATAAAACCACGCAAACGCGTCAAACCAAGA